TTTGCAAAGGAAATAGAAATGAAAGCAGAACGGGTTGTAGAAAGTATCCGAAAAATAATTGCAGACATAAAATGAGAAGAGCCAGACTGGTGGGAAGAGCCGTGTGGCTCTTTCCGGGTAGAAGTTGATAAGAAGATGAGGAAGGAGAAAGAGAATGATTTGGATCAAAGAAGGAAATATAGAAATAGCAGGAACAGTGGAGGAAGTCAGAGCAGATTACACCATAATAACAAAAGCAGTAAGGAATAGTCTGGCCAAAATGATTGGAAAGGAAAATGCTGATAAAGAGTTGGATAAAATGGTGGCATTGGCCAAAATGGAAATAGATGACTTGGTGGAGGCTTGCTCGAAAGGAGCGACACCGGAGGAAAAAGAAGAACTGAAAAGAATACTGAAGGAAGAGACGGGAGAAGATTAGAAAATGGAAACAAGGATGGACAGAATCACAACCAGAATGATGGAGCATATCTGCGATAATCTCTGCAAGTATCCAGATCAGCTGAACGAGGAAGAATTAGAAGAGAAATGCGCAGAATGCAAGATGGGAAAATATGTATGCGACATCTTAAACCATCATAACAAATGCAAAGAGATCTGCGAGGAGTGTACAGCTTGCAGATGGCAGCAGTTAAATGGCGGCACTTGCAAAGGCGGTAAAGCAAGATGCGGGCAGTTTGTTAAAGAAAGGGCATAAGAAGATGGAGAGATTAACAATTCCGGACGAGAAAATCGATGGGGGAATGAAAAGAACGTGTGTTGATGGCAGAGAAGTAAAAAAATATGCCATGACATTATACTGGGCGCTGAAAAAATATGAAGATACCGGACTTACACCGGAACAAGTGAACGAGCTGAAAGAGCGATATACGAAGAAGAAGCCAGACGAGAATGGATGCCCAGAGAAAACACATTATAAATGTCCTAATTGTGAATACATATCATTAACGATATATGCAGACGGGTATTGCCTTGGGAATATGCCAAATTATTGCGAGCAATGCGGACAGAAAATTGATTGGAGCGAAGTAGAAAATGGACGAGAAGAAAGTTAGAGAAGCGATAGAACTTATTAGAATGGAAATCAACACTCTGGAAGGAATTGAAAATTGCGGGAGAGTAATAGAGGCAAGAAAGAAAAAACATATAGCACTATATAATATCACAATCGAAGCACTGGAAAAGCAGTTGCCGAAGAGAGTAGATTTTGAAGAAGATGTAACAGAAAATATGTGTGTGGAATGCCCTTCTTGCGGTAGTTTTTTGGGATATCAGGTTGATTGTTTGGACGAAAATTATCAGTTTGATTATTGTGAACACTGCGGGCAAAGGCTTGATTGGTCGGAATAGGAGGGTGGCAGAATGAAAGAGCAAACATTTGAAGGTATCCTATACATGATTAAAAGATCGTGCGACAAGAATTTTTACAAAGGCACTGATTACGATGGATTAAAGCCGGAAATTGTAAGGTGCGCCACAGATATTTACATCGAGCAGATGCGACAGCAAGGGGGCAAGAGAAATGAATAGAGAAAACCTTTTTAAAGCAAAAACAACAAAAAAGAAAATCCGAAGCATGTATTTAGTGAAAGCTGGGTAGAAGGAAATTTAATATTATGTAATGGCAAAGCATATATACATCCAATCAGTAATAAAGTTGTGGTTAAAGGAGAGTTAGGAAAAATTATTGTGATGCATGAAGTTATTCCGGACACTATCTGTCGATACACTGGTCTTGAAGATAAGAACGGTAAGGAGATTTGGGGGAATGATATTTTAAGAGGGCATAAGAACAATGATGATTTAGTAAGAGTTGCGTTTGGAGAATTTAATGTAATTGATGTAGATACATTAGAAACCGTGGATAGAGTCGTTGGATGGCATACAGAAGTAATTGAAACAGATGCATTGAGCAAATGCGAACCGTTTTGCCTTCCGATGCCATTGACAGATTTTTATATTGAGATAAGCGAGTTTGAAGTATTCGGAAATATTTTTGATAATCCAGAGTTGTTGGAGGTGGAGTGATGGGTGATGCAATTTATAACCAAGCTGCAAAGGAAATGAAAAGCCTTGCAGAACATGTGATACAAGATATTCAAGAATTTGCAGATGAACATGACTATGAAAAATCGTGGGTTGTTGAAAGATTTAGAGAGGAATTTAACAGGATATCAAGAAAAGAGGGATAACATGAACGTGCTAAAGAAGATTTTGGAAGAGATAAATGAAAAAATTAAGTTTGCTGGGAGAATGATAGTGGAGAAACCATGCGACAAGTTAGATGAAATTGCAAATGATACAGCGGAATCATTTATAAGCGCATACGAAGCTTGCAGTGAAACCATCCGCTCTCACATAGATGAAATCCCAAACTGTGAAGGATGCAGCAGGAGAAAGTGGTATCAAAAAGGATTTGAGGACGGAAAGAAAGACAGTGACTGGATTCCGGTAGAAGAGAAACTTCCGGAAAATTTAGAAAAAGTACTTGTTTGGTATGAGTATTTCCGGTATGGAGAATATAATTGCATGTTTGAAACATTTGGTATTGGGTGGCAACTAGATGGGCATTGGAGCGGAGATGTTAGCGGTACGAAAGCACGATGCATAGCATGGCAACCACTTCCGAATTCATATATTAAGAGTCCAAAATAGACACACCTTTTGCATTATAAGCAGCCTGAAGGAATGTATGTATCATAGCAGTGGTCATTGTCATTCCTTCGGGTATATCGAAAGAAAATGGATTGTTAGGGATGGAAAGAAACTCCTGGTACAAAAGAAAGGTTTCGTAAGATTCATATTTTTGATAATTCATAGAAATGCCTCCTTAGATAAAAAGAATTGATAAGCCAATTATAACATCCAAGGAGGCAGCAGTAAAGGAGGGAAGCGATGAATAAAGAAGGATATAAAGATCCAACAGCAGACAGAGCGATCGCACATGCGGATCATATCCCGAAGCATGTAAGAGATGTAATCGAGGTCCTTAAAAAGATTGCCAGTCTTGCAGGATTTAGAATTGCGAATATCGAACTGGAGGATAAGACCACCAGAAAGAAATTTAAATACCGAAAATGAAATAAATACAGACACATGGATGTTATGGAGTATTTAAGGAGAAAGGGGATTGATGCCGGTGGACAAGCAGATATTAATCGAGTACGCAGATATGAAAGAAGAGATTAAAGACCTTAGAAGACGGATACAAGAGGATAAGAAAGCACTGGATAAGCTAAACAAGACAGTTGTTACAGATTCCGTGACTTGCGGAAAGAAAGGGAAGAAGCCACTTCGGACAGTGAAGATACACGGTAAGCCTACGATGGCTATTATCCGAAAGCAGGCTGTTTATGAAAGAAAGATTGCGCAGCTAGAGTTATTGGAAGCTGATCTGCTCGAAAAGCAAACACAAGTAGAAGAATACATACAGCAGATAGAAAAGAGCAGGCTTAGGAGCATGTTTAGACTGTATTACATAGATAATCTGACGTGGGAAATGGTAGCCATGCAGATGAATTATATGTTTCCAAAGAAGAGAATTCCTTTTACGAAAGATAGTTGTAGAATGGCACATGACAGATTTTTAGAAAAAGTTTCATAAATGTTCGCCACTGTTCGCTTCAAAAATGGTAATATGGTATCATACCCGAAAAGGGGAAATGAATAACACTAACTCACTGTAAGGCACCCTCTGGGGTGCTTTTTATTCCATGAGTTGGAAAATAACATAGAAGAATAAAAGTAAGAGTAAAAATGATAGGCATCTGGCAGCAGTCAGGTGTCTTTCTTTATGCGGAGAAGGTGATGCGGTACGTTGCACCTGGCTTATATCCAGCGATTGTGGGTTCGACTCCTACTCTCCGTATTTACGAAATATAGCGCTTTAGAGTAACGGCAAACTCACCGGTCTCCTTAGCCGGTAATCTGGGTTCAAATCCCAGGGGCGCAATTAAGAGGTGATAATATGTTGAAAGCATGTAGTTGTTGTGGAAGGATTCATGACAGCAAGTATGTATGTCCACAGAAAGAACAAAGTATAAGAGCGAGACAGTCGCAGAGAAGCAAAGAAAACAAAAGGATATACGACTTCCATAGATCACACAAGTGGAAGAACAAAAGCCTTGATATAAGAGAGCGTGACAACTACTGTTGCCAAGTATGTATTAGAGGCTTACATAATCCCGACAGACAGTTTGAAACAGAGGGTGTATCTGTACATCATATCGTGCCTGTAGTAGAGGACTGGGAGAGCAGACTTGATGACGATAATTTGATTACATTATGTTCAAAGCATCATGAGCAAGCAGAGAAAGGTCTTATAGGAAGAGACGAACTAAAGAAGGTTGCACAGGAGCAAGAGGACAAGAACGACTTTCCTGTTTGCGGTTAGATACCCCCGGGGGTACACACCCTAATTTGGGGGAAAGCCGTCACGACCGACGCCCCACCATGATTTATAATTTATTCCCAAAATGAGAAAGAAAGGAGAGATTGACATGGCAAGACCATCAAAACCAGCGAAAGTTATAGAAATGGAAAATAAATCGCACAGAACAAAGAAAGAACTAAGGACAAGAAAGCAGGCGGAAGAATCTCTTCTTTCTGGGGTAATGTTGAAAGAATCGAAAGAGGTAGAAGGAAATCCAAGAGCACATAAAGAATTTCTGAGAGTGAGAAAACTTCTGTCTGGAATTGAGAAAAGTGATGATTTGTACGGAAGTGTAATTAATAGATATTGTCTTACACTTGCCGAGTGTGCAGAATTTGAAGAAAAAAGAGAACACACACAAGAATTAATGGACAAGTTGGAAATGCATTCAGACAAAATGGAGTTTACAGAGTTTTTAAAATTGCAAGATGGGCTTGCAAAGCAGCTTATATCCTACGATAAGCAGATACAGGCTAAAAGGAAAATGCTTTTTGATATTGAAAAAGAAAATGTCATGACGATTGCATCTGCTCTACGGAGCGTTCCGAAAACTCCGGAAAAGAAAAACAATGCATTAAAAGAGGCTTTAAGTGGTTAAGGACGGAAAAGCTTACGCTTATGCGAAATGGTGTGTTGAAGAAAACGTAGGATATGCACCGGTTTATGTGAAAAAACAGTGCGAGAGCTGGCTGAATATTGTTGAGGGAAATGACCAGGATGCCTTTGTAGATGAAAAAGCTTATGAAAAAATCTGTAAATTGCTTAAACTTATGGTACATCCTGATTTGAGATGCCCTATCTATGATGGACTAGAAGATTATGCATGGCTTTTTATTGTTGCTACGCTTTGTACGAAATTAAAAAATACAGAGCAGGACATAAGGTTCTATACCACAGCAGTATTGGAAATCGCGCGGAAGAATTTTAAAACATTCAACAGTGCGATTATTTTTATACTTCTAATGCTAACGGAACCGGATTTTTCGCGTTTCTTTTCCGTAGCTCCTGATCTGGCGCTTTCTTCTGAATTGAAATTGGCAATTCGGAAAATTATAAAGGTAAGTCCAGCGCTGTATGATGAAGACGAACCAGCATTTAAAATTCTAAGAAGTCAAATTATTTGCCTACTGAATGATAATGAATATACTCCGTTGGCGTATTCCAATGATGGCATGGATGGAAAGATGGCTCATGCTTTCCTGGCAGATGAATGTGGAGCAATGGATGAATACCCAATAGAGGCTATGCGTTCATCTCAGATTACATTATTTAACAAACTCGGAATCATCATCAGCACCCAATATCCAAATGATGATAATGCCATGATTGATGAGATTGACATTGCGAAAAAGACGCTGGATGGCTTGCTGGATGATAGAAGAACATTCGCCCTGCTTTACGAACCGAATGAAGAGTTAAAAATCGGGGAAGAATGGCAGACAAATAACCTGTGCATCTACCAAAGCAATCCTGTGGCTTATGCACATGAATACATCTTTGATGAGATTGTCAAGAAACGTGCAATCGCTGTTCTGTATGAGAATAAGCGAGAGAATTACTTATGCAAGCACAACAACATCCTTTACAAAGGACTTGGCGTTGAAGGATACATAGATATACAAAAAGTGAAACTATGTAGGATTGAGAATAACCCTGATTTTTGGGCAGGCAAGAAAGTATGGTTAGGACTTGACTTGTCACAGACAGACGATAACACAGCACTTGCAATGGTCACGATTGTTGATGGAATTGTTTATGCAAAGGTCTTTGGCTTTGTTCCGACAGACAAAGTGGAATTTAAAAGTAAAAAGGAACATGTAGACTACAAACGATTGATTGCCAATGGGGATTGTTTCTCTTGTGGAAATGAAGTCATTGACTATATATTCGTAAAAAATAAAATCGTTGAGATTGAAAGCGAATATGGAGTGGAAATACAACAGATTGGATATGACAAGTGGAACGCACTGGCAACGGTGCAGCAGCTAGAAGAAGATGGATATGAGTGCGTAGAGATTAAGCAGCATAGCTCCGTATTACATCAACCGACAAAGTGGCTTCGAGAGCTAATTCTGGAACAACAATTTCACTATATGTCAAACAGAATGTTGGAAATAAACTTCCAAAATGCAAGGTGTACAGAGGACACTAACAAAAACAAATATGTGAATAAAAAGAAATCAGAGGGCAAGGTCGATATGGTAGTAAGTCTTATAAATGCAATGTACTTACTACAGCAATATGTGATGTACGGTTCTGATGATTTTGTAGTGCTGGTAGGATAGGAGGAAATAAATGATTATTACAGGGATGAAACACTTTGAAAGTGTATGCCAGAAAAAATTAGTTGAATGGTATAACAGAAATACGTTAGTTGTAGGTAATGAAATTGATTTAGGTGATGTGTTCGTTGTGTGGAGTTGCAAGACTTTGCAGAATTATAAATGTCTAGTTTCAACGGCAGTAAGCGGTGATGGAATCTATGCAGAATACACATATAACGGAGATAAACGGGAGTTATACGAAGATATTTATCGGAAAGTAAAAAATACTTGCCACACAGAAGAATAAGGAGGGAAGCACTAAGGAAATTTTTTAAACGTAAGGAAAGAGCAGAACCAAAAATGATTGATGAATCCGCGATTGCAGAGCCGCTTCTGAAAGCATTGCTCGTAAATGAAGAAATGACAAGAGAAAAGGCAATGCAGATTCCAGCACTTGCAGGAGCAATCAATGAAATTGCGGAAACTGTCGCAAATGTACCGATTAAACTGTACAAGCGTGGGAAAAAGAGAGTTGAAGAAGTAAAAGGCGATTGGAGGGTACATCTTCTGAATGAAGATACAGGAGATACGCTAGATGCAAATATGATGAAACAGGCTCTCGTGAAAGACTACTTGCTTGATGGAAGTGGAAATATCTATGTTGACTGGATGGATAACGAAATTCAGTCGTTACGATATGTCCAGTCAAATCATGTTTCTTACGCACAGAATGCAGATGTGATTTTTAAGGAATATGTAGTGCTTGTGCAGGGAAAACGATATTTCCCAGAACAGTTTATAAGAGTCCTTCGGAGTACCAGGGACGGGATGAAAGGCATTGGAATTGTTGAAGAGAACAGCAAAATACTGAGTGTTTCTTATAATTCTCTGAAATATGAGGAAGGACTTGTAAAAACCGGTGGAAATAAGAAAGGTTTTGTAAAATCTGCAAAAAACTTAACGCAAGAAGCTATTGATAAGCTAAAAGCAGCATGGAGAAAACTGTACAGCAATAACACGGAAAATGTAATTATTCTAAATAATGGTTTAGAGTTCCAGGAAGCTTCTAACACTTCCGTAGAGATGCAGCTAAATGAGAATAAGCAGACGAATGCAAAAGAAATTCGCACGATCCTGGGTATTCCAGATGATATCGGAACTGAGCAAGGAGATAAGGCATTTATAAAATATTGCGTAAATGCTTTTCTTGGTGCTTTTATGGTAGCGTTAAACAAATCCATGCTACTAGAAGCTGAAAAAGAAGACTACTTTTTTGCAGCAGACACATACGAACTTACAAAAGGTGATGCTGACAAGCGTTTTGGCGCATATAAAGAAGCAATCGAAACTGGATGGATGCAAGTGGATGAAGTGCGTGAAAAAGAAAACATGGAACCACTTGGATTAGAATTTATCAAATTAGGACTGCAAGATGTCTTGTATGACCCAAAAACGAAAGTGGTATATACACCTAATACAAATCAGTCTAATAAGCTAGGAGGTGAGAAAGAAGGGCAAGAATTGAAATTAGAGCAGATGGAGACAGAGAAAAAGTCATCATTGACGGATATGTCAACGTTGCAGACAGAGACAGCCGACCAATCCCAGACCGAAAAGGAGGATATTTCATTGAAAGAATAGCTCCTGGGGTATTCAGGAGAGCGATTGCAAAAGCGGATGAAGTAAAGATTCTTCTAAATCACAAATGGGACAAGATGCTGGGTGGAACAAAATCTAATCTTACGCTCAGAGAAGATGCTATTGGTCTGAGAGCACACGCTGAGATTGACAATCCGGAAGTTGTGCAGAAAGCGAAAGAGAAAAGGCTTCGTGGCTGGTCGTTTGGGTTTACGAATCCAACCGAGGAAAGAGCAGACCGAAACGGAATGCCAGTAAGAACAATTTCGGATTTAACGCTAAAGGAAGTGTCTTTAATTGATGACACAATGAGGCCGTGGTACACATCTACTACGGTAGAAACTAGAGCCGGAGAAGAAGGAGAAGAAAATTTTGAAATCCGTGCAGAAGAATTTGAAGCTGACTATGTGGGCTTTAAAGATAAAAAAGAGCCGGAGAAAAAGCCGGACAATAGCAAACTAAAAAATATGATTAAAAAATATGGAGGAAATGTCTAAGGAAAAAGAAAAATATTAAGGTATTAAACGAAAAAAGAGCAGAACTCGTACAGGAGCTTGAATTGCTGAATGCTACTCTTGAAGCAGAGGAAAGAGCTATTACAGAGGAAGAAGAGAAAAGAGCGGAGAAAATCTCTTCTGAGATTGACAGAATCGACAAAACTATTGAGGTTCTGAATAAAATGGCAGATAAGATGGTTGAGAGAGCTGAGGAAGAGGAAGAAGAAACAGAGGAAAGAGCAGAAGAGGAAGTGTTCGCTGATTTCCTTCGTGGAACAGTGACAGAAAATCGCGCCGCCAATCTTACTTTTGGAGATAACGGTGCGGTTGTTCCGAAAACAATTGCGCAGAAAATCATCAAAAAAGTATATGATATTTGCCCAATTCTCGAAAAATCAACTAAATACAACGTGAAAGGAACACTTTCTATTCCGTATTATCCGCTGGAAGATGAAAGTGACATTGCAGTTGGATACCATGAAGAATTTACGGAGCTTACATCTAATGCTGGAAAATTCGGTTCTATTGATTTGAAAGGATTTCTTGCAGGCGCTCTGACACTTGTATCAAAATCTTTGATTAACAATAGCCAGTTTGATATTGTAAGTTTTGTGATCGATCACATGGCTTACAGCATTGCAAGATGGGTAGAAGGAGAACTTTTGAACGGAACTGATTCTAAAGTTGATGGATTAAGTAAAGCGAAAAATATCATTACTGCAAAGAAGAGCGATGCTATCACGGCGGATGAATTGATCGACTTACAGTCGGCGGTAAAAGATGCATTTCAAAACGATGCGATTTGGATCATGTCCTCTAAGACAAGAACGGCTATCCGAAAATTGAAAGACGGAAATGGCAGATATCTCTTACAAGATGATGCGACATCTGCGTTTGGCAACATGCTTCTTGGAAAGCCCGTATACGTTTCCGACAACATGAAAGATATGACAGCGAGCACAACAGCAATCTACTACGGAGATATGTCTGGACTCGCAGTTAAAATCACAGAGGAGATGGAAGTGCAGGTTCTTAGAGAAAAATACGCAACACAGCACGCAGTAGGAGTTGTAGCTTGGATGGAATTTGACTCTAAAGTGGAAAACGAGCAGAAGTTAGCTGTACTTAAAATGGGGGCATAATTATGACGATTAGCGAAGCATTAAAAGAACTCATTATTGCAATAAAAGGCAGCGGAAATGAGAATGACATAAAAGAAGAGACAATTGCTGGAGTAATTAACTACATGGCTGAAAATTGGGATTCGATATCAGAAGGAGGAAGCCAAGCGGTGATTACAGTAGATACTTTAAACGGAGCTACGGACGTAGGAAAGTCTGTTATGAAAGCAGTGTCTCAGGAAGCTGCAAGAACTGCAATAGGAGCAGGAGTACAGTATACATTGCCTGAAGCAGGAAGTGCTATTGGAGGAGTTAAGAAAGCCGGTGCAGTTACAGCAGTATCTGCACAGAACGCAGGAACAATCGGTGGGCAGTTTGCACAAGCGGAGGTACAGAAGATCGCTACGCTTGCAGATGCCAACAAAACGGCAATTAATGAAATTATTTCGAAATTGAAAGCCGCTGGAATTATGGGATAAGTAATAAATTGGATGTAATGGGATTACACGTTCTATTGCATCTTTTGTTAATTGTTGGTTAAATCCGATAAGAAAGGCGGTGAAAAATGAAAGTAAGCGAGATTACGCAAGATGTGATTCTTAGCCATCTTAGAGAATATGCAGACAACTTAGAATATTACGATACGGTTTTGCTTGAAACGATAAAGAAGGCTGCTATCGAATATTGCAAAAGCCAGACAGGGTTAGTAGAAGCAGAAATTGATAAACATGAGGATATCACTGTTGCAGTATTAACATTGATTTCTGACATGTGGGATAACAGATCAATGACTGTTCAGAAAAATTCTGTAAATATTGTAGTGGATACAATTCTCGGAATGCACAGAACAAATCTTCTACCTACTCCTGATGCGGGGGTGGTTTAATGAACGCTGGTGCATATTCGCAGAAAATCGTAATCGAAAAACTGACGCATGGCTATGATGAAATAGGGAATCCGGTTGAAGAATGGAAACCCTATAAGAAAACCCATGCGTACATGAATGGTTTATCTGGAAAAGAATACTGGGAAGCTGCTACATTAAATGCGGAAAATACGGTTGACTTCATGTGTAGATGGAAGAAATTCTTTGATGAGATGGATACAAGAAATTACCGTATTGTCTGGAAGGGTAGGACTTTTAATATTAAAACCATTGACAATGTACAATTCAGGAATGAAATTGTGAAAATAAGGGCGGTGCATTCGGATGAGCAAGGTGACTATTGACGGATTAGCAGAAGCCGTAATGAAGGAATTGAACAATTTCAAAGACATTACGGAAGAAGAATTTGAGAAAATCGCAAAAGAAGTGGCAAGAGAAGGTACAAAAAAATTAAAATCAACATCTCCAAAGGGAAGAGGAAGCAGGAAAGGCCATTATGCAGACGGATGGGGCGTTACCTATTTTAGAAAAGGAAATGGAAAGTTCCAATTTGTTGTGCATAATAAGAAAAAGCCAGGTCTTACGCATTTGCTGGAAAACGGACATGCATTGAACATAGGTGGAAGAGCCAGGGCGATTGTCCACATTAAACCTGTGGAAGAATGGTGCAATGAGGAATTTGAACGAAGGGTAGAAATGAGGTTGGGAAGATGATCCTAAAAGATCTGGTTAGCGGGTTAAAGAAAATGGGATTTCCCGTCGCTTACAGCCATTATGCGGAAGGAGACGTTCCGAAAAGTCCGTATATCGTAATACAGGGAATGGGAAGCGATAACTTTTCTGCAGATGGAATTGTGTATCACGAGATAGAGGATACAAACATTGAACTGTATTGCGATAAGAAAGACCAGGAAACAGAAAAGAAAATTTCCGATTTTTTAACAGAAAATAAGATTTATTATGAAAAAACAGAAACTTATATCGAATCAGAGAAAATGATTCAGACCGTGTTTGAAATATAGGAGGTATTGCAAGGAGTAAAGTTAAATTTAATATTAGCAATGTGCATGTAGCATTAAAACAGGAAGGTGGAACATATGATGCGCCAATTAAACTTCCTGGGGCTGTTTCTTTATCTTTAGAGCAGCAAGGAGAATTAACCCCGTTTTATGCGGATGGCATCAAATACTATGTAGCTGCATCAAATGGAGGATACCAGGGCGATTTAGAGATGGCTTTAATCACAGATGAATTCCGTGAAAAAATTCTTGGAGAAGAAAAAGATACAAATGGCGTTCTGATTGAAAACTCTAACGCAGAAGCAAAAGAATTTGCACTCGGCTTACAGATTGATGGAGATACAGAGCCTACACTTTTCTGGTTCTATAACTGCACGGCAACAAGGCCGAATGTGGAAGCAAAAACAGCGTCTGATTCAAAAGAGCCGGACGTGGACAAAATTTCTATCTCTTGCGCAGCATCTGCAGATGGAACGGTAAGAGCAAAAACTACAAAAGAAAGTTACACAAAAGTAAAAGACAAATGGTTTACAAAAGTATATTTAAAAGATGCAAGTCTGGAATAAGGGGATATTATGAAAAAAACATTGATGATTAGTGGAGTTGAGTGTCATTTTAAAAGTTCAGCAGCAATTCCGAGGATGTATCGTTTGAAATTTGGGCGGGATATTTTCGTTGATATGCAGAGATTGCAGAAACAGGTTGCGGTGCAAGAGAAGCTAAAAAAAGAATCTGATCAAGAAGTGGAAAGCTCACTTCCTATTGATTCTCTTGAAATGTTTGAAAATATTGCATATTTAATGCACAAGCATGGTGATCCGAGTCAGCCATCAGAAATTGATGAGTGGCTGGAACAATTTGAAACATTCAGTATTTATGAAATTTTGCCTGAAATTCTTGAAATGTGGAATCTGGAAAATAAGCAGATGTCAACTCCAAAAAAAAAGACAGGGAAATAGATAGAGAAGTCAATACCGCATTGTTCATGCTTCGGTGTGTTCAGTGCGGTATTTCTATTTCAGATTTAGAACTTCTCAGCATTGGAATGGTAAATGACATGTTTATCGAAATGAAAAATGACGAATATGAATATCCCGTGGTAGCTACACAGGAAGATATTGATAGATTGTAGGAGGTGGAGATAGGTCAAAACGAATCAAAGGTATTACGATCGAATTAAATGGAGATGCATCTGGTCTTGAGAAAGCATTGAAAGGCGTAGAAAGCAACCTGAGCAGTACGCAAAGAAGCCTGAAAGACGTAAACAAGTTATTGAAACTAGACCCGTCTAACACCACTTTGCTAACACAGAAGCAACAGCTTTTACAGAAGGAAATTAACGAAACTGCAAAAAAACTGAACACGCTGAAAGAAGTAGATAAGCGGGCTAAGGCACAATTAGAAGCCGGAACACTCGGGAAAGATAAGTATGATGCTCTGCAAAGAGAAATTATCGAAACAGAGCAGCAGCTTAAAAATCTAAAAAAGACCGCCGGAAGCGGAAGTGCTGCAATGGAAAAGATTTCTGTTACTACGGGTAAAATCGGCGGGGAAATGAAAAATGCTGGGCAAGCCATGATACCAGTTACTGCAGCACTTACAGGATTAGGTGCCGTTTCCGTGAACACTGCAAATGATTTTGAAGATGCAATGTCTCAGGCAGCAGGTGCATTAGATATGCCAATGGAGAAAATGGGAGAATTGCGAGATTTAGCAATTCAAACTGGAAAAGAAACTATTTTCTCCGCAAAAGAAGCAGGGCAAGCAATTACAGAGCTTGCGAAAGGTGGATTGACCGAGGCGGATATACAGGCTGGGGCATTAAAATCAACTATGGATTTGGCAGCATCCTCTGGAATGGAACTTGGTAATGCAGCAAATGTAGTTGTTCAAGCAATGGGAGCGTTTGGGCTGTCGGCGGATGATTCCGCACAAGCGGCAAATGCACTGGCAGGAGCGGCAGCTGCATCTTCTACAGATGTGGAACCGCTCACACAGGGGTTGGCCCAAGCATCTGCTCAGGCTAAAAATGCCGGCTGGTCTATCCAGGAAACAACGGCAGTCCTTGGAAAATTTGCTGATGCCGGAATTGTAGGAAGCGATGCAGGTACATCCTTAAAAACGATGTTGCAAAGGCTTGCAGCTCCAGCTAGTGACAACGCAGCTGCAAAAATAAAAGCACTTGGAATAGAAACAAGAGATGCAAATGGAGAACTTTTAGGCGCATCAGAAATGGCTCAAGAATTAAAAGATAAATTAGGTGGGCTATCTTCTGCGGAAAGAGATGCTGCTTTGCAAGCCATTTTTGGCTCTGATGCAATGCGTGCCGCAACAATTATGATGAACAGTGGTTCCGAAGGACTAGCGTCTTATATAGCGGCAACAAACGACCAAGAATCCGCTCAAAGGCTTGCAAATTCACAAATGAGTGAAGGTTCTCTTGCTATCGAGGAAATGAAAGGTTCTCTTGAGACAGCAGCCATCACAATTGGGCAGACGTTAGCACCCATTATCACGAAGGTTGCTGAATTTGTAACAGAATTAGCAAATAAGTTTTCTGCACTTCCCAAAGGAGTACAAGTTGGGATTATTGCATTTGCCGGTATTATTGCTGTTTTGGGTCCATTGCTGATGGTAATTGGGCAAGTGATGATGGGGATATCTGCTATTACAAGCGTATTATCTTTATTGAGTGCACCGATAAGTACAGTTGTGATCGTGATCAGCGTGGCTATTGCCACTATAGGTCTTATCATTGCGGCAATAAAAAATTGGGGAGCCATAACGGAATGGTTTCGAGAACTGTGGAGCAACGTATGTGAAAGTGCAAAGGCAATATGGGAGAATACATCAAGTGCAATCATCTCAATTGCTAATAATTTTGTAAACTCCGTAAAAGCGTCCTGGGAAGAACTAAAAAATGCAATCGCAAACGCTATGTTTGCAATTGAGAATTTTATATTGACAACTTGGAATGCGATACAATCTAACCCAATAGTTAAGATTATTTCGGAGACAGTGAGAAATATATTTTCCAATCTGTCAAAGACATTGCAGGGAATCTGGAACGGAATTAAAAATATAGCATCTGGAACATGGGAATTAATTAAAAATGTAATTCTTGGTCCAGTGCTACTGCTTATTGATTTGGTTACAGGAGATTTCAATGCATTAAAAAACGACCTTAGCAATATATGGGACAATATCAAAAATGCGGCTAGCAGTATTTGGAACGGGATTAAAAATAGTATTTCTGCACTTGTAGACGGAATTAAGAATCACATTTCGATTATATGGAATGGAATTAAAAACGTTACATCAGAAGTATGGAACAGCATAAGTAGCATTTCTTCAAATGTATGGAATTCGATAAAAAATACGATTTCTAATTTAGTAGATAGTGCCAAAGAAAGTGCAGTAAGTGGTTTTAATGCATTAAAAAATGGTGTTTCAAATGCAATTCGTAGTATTCCGAATATTGTGAGTGATGTTTTTGATAGAGTAAGAAGGACAATATCTAACGTTATTGGTAGTGCATTTAAGTGGGGTTCTGATTTTGTAAACGGTTTAAAAGACGGTATTATGTCTGGAGTTGAAGCTATTGTTAGTACTGTAAAAGGAATTGGTGATAAAATACGATCGTTTTTGCATTTCTCACGCCCAGATGAAGGACCTTTAAGAGATTATGAAACATGGATGCCTGACTTTACGCAGGGATTGGCAAAAGGAATAATGAGCAATATACCGGTTGTTGCAAAAGCCACAAAAGCACTGGCAAGTTCAATGGTTATCACACCGAATTCAAGTGCATCAAAGTCTATAGATTATCAGAATCTTGCCAATGTAATTGCAAACAGCACGAAAGGACAACAGATAGTAACATACATCGATGAAAGGTCATTCAGAAGGGGATTAAGAGGAATGGGGGTGCAATTTAATGGTTAAATACCAGAACAGTAAAGGCGAATGCTGTTCTTTTCAAGAGGGGAATATAAAAATAAAAGAAGCAAAACTGCATTCTTATTCCTGGCAACCAGTTGTTTACGCACAAAAATACGGTGCTACTATAAATGATTTCAAGAAAGATCCTGTCGAGTTTGAAATAGAACTTAGGATATCAGGGACTGATTATAAGAAAAAAGAAACCGCAATGCAACTATACGATATATTTGAATATGATATCGAATCGAAAACGCCAGGGAAATTGTATTTTGATGAGTATTATATAGAGTGTTATGCTATTAGCTCTGAAACGGTTCCAGGAGAATACTTCGATGTAAAAAAAATATTTAAAGTGTATTGTCCGTATCCGTTCTGGGTCAAAGAACATACATACAGTTTTCTTCCTCAGATCGATAAGCAAGATACAGGAAGTACACAGCCTATTATGAGCGGAAATGTATATGAGGGAGATGTGGTTGAAAATAAGGCTGTTTTGCGAGAGTTTAGTTTTGATTTTGTAAGAAAATCAGATAAAAAAATAAGATATCCGTTGTTTGATTACCCATTTGATTTTGTAAGAAAAACAGGGGAGAGAGTGATAGAAAATAGTTCAAATTTCAAACCATGCAATTTTAAAATGGTAATATACGGATATGCAGAAAATCCATCTGTGATTATTGGAAATCATGTCTACCAGGTATTTGCAACCGTCTATGAAGGAGAGCGGCTTGAAATAAATAGTTTTAATAAGACTGTCGTAAAAATAGGAAGAATTGGCGAAAATACAAATCTGTATAATTTCAGAAACAAAATACAGTCTGTGTTTGAAAAAATTCCTCCGGGCACAAGTCGATTAGCGTGGAGTGGTGGTTTCGGAATCGAACTCACGCTGTTCGAAGAAAGGGGAGAACCGAAATGGAATTTTTAATTTGCGATAAAAACAAGAGGGAGCTTGGAACAATTCCTGACAACATTACCGTAGATTTCGATATTGGGGATGCTAACGATGTAGAAATAGTATGCGAAAGAGGCTTTTTGAATTTTGGAATGTACTTGATTTGCCCAGGGACAGAATACGGTGCATTGATCGAGGAACTGGATTCTTGGACAAACAACAATAAAGAAACTTGGGCGGGAAATTCCTTTCGTAGATTTCTACAGGAAATTGTAATAGAACCTCCAACCGGAGAGGATTACCGTATTGTTTCTGGCGATGCTCACGATATCATGAGGAATATTCTAAAAGACGCATACGACCAACTCTTTGCTGTGCCATATGTTCCTAGTGGCATAAAACTAGAGAATTATAAATTTGACCGATATACAGATGCTTTAACTGGGTTTAATAAAATGTTGGCCGATAAAAATGCAAGAATAAACATAGAGATACAACAAGGAGGCTCTAATGAGCCTTTTTTGATTGCCCTTTCCGCAGTGCCTATACAGAATTTATCTGAAGAAATAGAATTTTCTCAGGACAGTAATATTGCAATTAACTTGCAGGAATCCAGAAGAGGAATTAACCACCTTATCTGTCTCGGGAAAGGGGAATTGAGGGACAGGCAGGTAGTGCATCTATATGCACAGTTAGACGGAAGTATATTACAAGACAAGAAATATTATACAGGTTTGCAAGAACGTACAGAAGTGTATGATTACAGTAATGCAGAAAGTTTGGATGATTTAATATCAAAAGGGAAAAAACGTCTAAGGGAACGAATGGGGATTAAGAGTATGAAGATGAAAGTGCAGGAAGCAAATTTGCAAATCGGAGATATTATTGCTGGCAGAAATTACGAAAACGGTATGCATCTACAGAAACCAGTAGTGCAGAAAATTGTGCGAGTTGAAAATGGAATAATAGAAATACAACACAAAGTGGAAGGAGAAGAATAGATGGCTATTGAATTAGTAACCGCATACAAAGGCAAAGACCACATCACTGCCGAACAGTGGGCGGATTTTAACCGTGGCATTTATGGAGATGTAGCTATTCTCCCAGTAGGGAATAAGATGGAAACGGCAATCCAGACGGCGAACCAGATCACCGTCAAAGATGGTGTAGCTGTCATTGATGGCAGGCAAGTATATATCGGATATGGAGAATCCGAAAATATTGCTATCCAGTCTGGCACACAGGGAAAACTAAGAAGAGATATCGTAGTGCTGGAATACAAGAAAGAAGAAGTATCAGGTGTGGAAACGGTACAGTTTAAAGTAATTACGGGGACGCCAGCGGACTCTGATGCGAAAGACCCATCTGTACAGGATATGGATATCAGGACTGGGGTATTTACATCACAGAAACCTTTCTGCCGGGTAAGATTAAACGGGACAGCAATCGAAGGGGTAGATACATTGATTCCGGTGAAGGAATTTAAATCTCACGCATTTGCAGCTCCGGTGAATAATCTGACCGGAACGAATCCTGATTTGGCACTTGCAGCTACTCAAGGGAGAGAAATGAAGAAGCAGATTGATAAATTGGACTCCGATTTAAAAAACAAAATAATACATGGTAAATACAAAGATGTAAATTTAATGGTTTTAAATCCGGACATTACTTTTTCTGACGGCACTGCAAATGTTGAGGTATTAGACTTTAACGAAATAATTGGTAAAACAATGATAAATGCTGTCGCTCAGCTGAAAGAGGCATCTACTGCTGTAATTACATCGTGTAGAGTGTTAAATAGTACAACAATACAAATCAAATGCACAAATATAAGCGGAACAAGTTTTAATGGGAAGATTGCTTTAACTATTTTTGCCTTTGTAGTTTAACTCCTCTTTAACAGAAATAAAAGTAGGGCAAATTGTCATTTATCAGAAAGGCAATCTAAAAATTTTAATTTAAAGAAAGGAAAAAATATGGAAAAAATTATTTTTGCAGACAAAACAGAATTTGAACTTCTCCCGGGGGCAAGCCTGGGAGAAAATAAAGTAGTAGTACAGGATTTTGCAGATTTAAAGACAGTAGCAGAAGCACTTACTAAGGAAGGAAATCTGGCTACCGTACAGTACAAGAGTAATGACCAGGTAACCGGAGAATATAAAGATATGAAATTAGAAATGCCATTATTCCGGGAAGTGGGTTATACAGATAATAAGAAAGCAGTAGCAACCTTTACAATCCGGGAGAAAACTGAAACAGAAAAACGTCTGGACAAATTAGAAAAGGGACAGGCTGTGCAGGATGGGGCAATTTTGGAATTGGCCGGAGTAGTAGGAGGGCAGGTATAATGGTAGAATTCTATGTTATGAAAATAAAGGATGGAACTATTACAATAGACGAGGTTTCAGATATGTGGAAGAAGAAGGTAGAAGCACAATTATAAGATGCGGAAGAAGGTGTAAAGATGGTAATTGCTAATTTTGACAAAGGCAGCACCCGGGAAGATGTGTTTCGGATATATCAATACAATTACGGCCAGGTTCTCCGTATCCAGGGTCTCACCCTTCCAACTGCGGTAGAGGTACATTTCTCTTTGCAGAACACAGGCGGGGAAGCAACAACACGTATCGGTGTCACGAAAGATGGAGTGACAGATGTAGTAATTCCAGATAGCCTCCTGGAAAATGGAGACATTGCACAGGATTATGAAATCTATGCGTTTGTGTACCTCAGAAACGAGACAAGCGGACAGACCGAGTACAAGATTGCACTACATATTACTTCCAGGCCAAAGCCGGAAGCCTTTGACCGCCCGGAGGATGCAGAAATTTTCAAAGAAGCAATCAAAGCAGTAAATGAATCCGCAGCACGTTCTGCAGAATCCGAGAAGCAGGCAGAGGGTTGGGCACACGGAAGAGAGGACTTGCCGGAAAGAGCACAGGATAATGCCATGTACTATGCCGGGAAGACCGAAAAGGATGCAGAAAAGACTGCAACAGACAGAAAAGAAGTCGAAAGACTTGTAGAATCTGTATCCGGGATAGGTGAACAGGTAGAAAAGGTAGAGGGTCTTACGAAACAGGCACAGACATCCGCTACAAATGCAGCTCTGTCGGAACAGGCCGCAAAGGAATCTGAGAACAATGCTGCACAGGCAAGGGCAGGGGCAGAGGTAGCAGAGGACAATGCAGAACTGGCAGCACAGAGGGCGGAACAGGATAAGGCTATCGTAGAGCAGACAAAAAACCTTGTGAAGCAGATGGGGCAGGAAGTCTTAGACAATAAGAATCTTGTAGATGAGACAGCACAGGATTTTGATTTAAAGGCACAGCAAGCCCTTGCAGATGTGAACAACGCCGGACAAACACAGACAGAGCGTGTGCAAACTGCCGGAAATGATGCTGTAGAATCTGTTAAGGCAGCACAGGGTACGGCTGCAAGGGCGGTAGAGACAGCAAAGACCGAAGCAATCAAAGCGGTACAGACAGAAGGAACTACTCAGACCGGGAATGTCTCCGCAGAGGGAGAAAAGCAGGTACAAGCTGTGCGAGGTGCTGCACAGGAGATTATGGCAGACCGGGAGCAGATACAAGAAAATAAAACGGGCATTGCTAAACTAAAGGAAGATTTAAGTAGGGTAGAAAAAGATACATATGTAAAAAAAGAAATTGAAAAAGAAAAAAAAGAATGGGTAGACATTGACCTTACTAGTGGATATTCTGATGGATGTTTCGACAAGGACAAAAAACGCATTAACTGGACTAACATGAATTATTCCCATCATGTTTATGATGTTAAAGAGGGTGAAAAATATAAAATAAATGCCCGTGTTCCAGATGCAAACATACCTCTAATCGTGTTTACAGACATAGAAAATAATACGATTGATTTTCTTCCGAACCCAATAACAACTGTAAGAATAACAAGCGAAGTAATTATTCCTGCTGGAAGTACAAAAATGTATGTTAATCATAACGGTGTTACAGACAATACAAATTCTTACTATCTGTGGGAACTGTCTAAATATGTAGTAACTCCGGCAGTTATCGAAAAAAAACCAATAAAAGATTATGTTGTATCTAATTTGTTTGGGAAAAAAATAGTGTGTAATGGCGACAGTATTGTAAAAGGGCAGGGGTATTATGGTGACTCAAAGGGCGATAAGAGCTATGTAAATATTATTGCTGAAAAATACAATATGAATTGTATTAATTATGCTGTTAGTGGAGGAACGCTATCGAGCGGTTCAAACGTGAATGTTCATCACATATGCGATGATGTTATGAATATGGATGTGGATGCCGATTATATTATAGTTGGTGGAGGATACAATGATTGGTTATACAATACTCCGTTAGGCGAGATTACCAATAATTATACTGATGAAGTTAATGCTAACGGTAGAGTGGTTGGTGGAGCTGAATTATTGTGCAGAAACCTACTATCACGTTTTAAAGGGAAAAAAGTTGGATTTGTATTTTCACACAAAATAAAAGAATCTCCTTATACTCAAAATAAATCTTGGGATAACAAACCTTACACAATGACAGAATGTCATGATGAAATAGTTAGTGTTTTGAGAAAATACAGCATTCCGTATTTAGATTTATATAATGATAGTGCATTAAACACAGCTCTCTCTGATTACTTGTTATATACTGCAAATTCAGACGGAACACATCCCACAAAGGAGGGTTACGAAATTTTTTATTGTGATAAATTTGAAAACTTTTTGTTGTCTTTATAATGTTTAAAGGTTTAGAAATGGAACTAGGATATGACGGAAAAAGAAACGATTATTGAGAAATTAATATCCGCACAAGATGACATGGACGCTCATTCATATAATTCTTATCGTGACGATGATGAGTATTCTATACTATTTACAGTTAAGGAGATTCAGTGGCTGAAAGATGAACTCGTTTAAAGGACAATATAGTTTAGCAAACAGGAAAGGAAATACATATGGAAATACGTGCAAGACCTTAACGGGTCTTATTTTATTGTAGAAAAGAGAAAGGAAAGTGAGGATATGAAGAAAATGAATTATGCAGAACCGATTATTGATGCATATAATGCTATTGCAGGGACGGTAATTGCCGTCCTATCGTACATTTTAGGAGATCATTGGATTCTCTTTTTAGCATTCCTATTATTAAACGTAGCGGATTGGCTTACTGGATGGATGAAGAGCAGGATTGCCGGAAAAGAAAACTCTGCAAAAGGATGGCAGGGAGTACTTAAGAAGCTTGGATACTGGGTAATGATTATGGTAGGATTCGGAGCAAGCGCAATCTTTATCGAGATAGGAGTTGTAATTGGTGTAGACTTGCAGATCACGACATTGCTTGGTTGGTTTGTACTGGCAAGCCTATTAATTAATGAGATCCGCTCTATTGCGGAGAATTTTGTGGAAGCCGGATATGATGTACCAAAAGTTTTGGTCAAAGGGTTAGAAGTAGCAGATAAGGTAGTAAACAAAGATTCTGAGGGCGAGTAATCGTCCTCTTTTGCTTAAAAAGCAGGAAGGAGACAAAATATGAAAATCGGTTTAAGAGGTGGACACTCTCCGTATTGCAAAGGAGCAATGGGGATTTTAGATGAGCAGGCAGAGGTGAGACAAATTTATACAGAATTAAAGCCTATGCTAGAAACGAAAGGGCATGTAGTAATCGACTGCAACTCAAACGCAAATAACGTAAATGCGGAGCTTGCGGAGGGGACAAATAAGGCAAATGCAAACAACTGCGATGTCTATTACACGCTGCACATGAACGCATCTAAAGACGGAAGCGGAAACGGTGTGGAATGTTGGATGTATGATGCGTCCAACGTGGACATGAATCAGATTGCTGATCAGATTTGTAAAAACTTTAAGTCAAAAGGATATTACAATCGTGGAAAGAAATTTAACACTGGATACCACGATCTCAGAGAATCTGCAATGCCAGCAATGATTGTAGAGACAATGTTTTGTGACAACGCAGGCGATGCCGGAAGATACGGAAATTTAACAGCAAAAGGAATTGCGCAGCTGATCGCAGAAGGAATTGATAAAAAAGCAGTATCCGGAGCAACGGACGTATCTAAACCGAGACCGGAAGACTCTGTTGTACCAGGAACTGGCGGATTAAAAGAACTTGGAAAAGTAGATATCTACTCCGTAGGTTATACTGATCAGTGGTGGCCGGAAGTTAAAAAT